CTTCCTAAATCATTGTGGCCCAGTATTCCCACTCCTACATTGAGCGTCCCCGCACGAACCAATCCCTCACAATCCCCTGGACCACCAGCAAAGACATCCACAACAACGGTTGACCCTGCGGGGGCGGTGTAAAGTCCGGTTATCGGGTCAAAGGTGACAATGAAAGTATCTTGCACGGTAACTATTACGCTATCGGAACCGGTCAGCCCCTCAAAGTCTGTGACTATAACGGCCACAGTGTAAGTTCCCGGATTCGGATAGACTTTGATAATATTTGCAGGTGGTAATCCAAATCCGGAAACGCTTGTGCCATTGCCCCAGGTGATCAAATAACTTTCCACGTTGTTCTCGGCATCGATAACGGATATAGTGAATTCTGCCGTCTCGCCCTGATCAATGGTCTGGTTGATTTCAATATCAACAATCGGGGCCGTGTTGACGGCTTCCTCAAGGCTGAACACGTTAGCAGGAATCCTGACCAATTCAGCATCACAAGTTTTACCGCTCTCAAAGTTTGATATACGATTCAGGTAGAAGTATGAAGATAATGGCTTTATGAATTTCAGCTTTGTAAAGTCAAGAAAATAGATGTCAATAGGGTCTAGGTACAGTTCTGCGTCAATTACCTTTGTTCTATCTGCTACCTTTTGCAATTCATAGTAATTCTCTAATACGAACTTAGACCAGTTCAGATCATTGAACCTAAGAAAAGGTACGTCTCCAGTAAACAAAGTGCCTGCGCCAATATCGCTATTGAGCTGAATAGAGGTATCCTGAAAAACTATAGTGCTTATGCTTGGCTCAATGGTTTCAATGCTTATGTTATTCTCATTGTCATACTGGAAAATGGGAAAATTCAAAAGACTGAAAGGGTCTATTTTCTGCACTACCTCGTAAATCGAAGTAGCTACCGTCACCTGTTCTTTGATGTTCTCAGCGTCAATTTCAAAGAACCCGTCTGCATTTTTACTATAGCCGTCTTTTTCCTTGTATCTGAAAAAATTCTGCTTACCATATTCGCCAAGGGAATAAGTCGTACTTTTATTCTCAATGAACTTGCTTGACCAATCGTCGGCATTTGTCCTGTCCCTTAGTACTGTTTTTATTTGTTTAAAAACATACTTGTTCTCATTTCTAACCTTATCGAACATGAGGCCATATCGGAATAGTATCTCCCTTAGGAATTCTGTTTGCTGTATATCCGGCATGAACTTAGAGAAGTCACGGTTAAGAAAATTGACTTCATCCTCTGGAAAGGTTGTGGGATTGATAACGGGGGCTTTGAACTGATCGGTAGCGAAAATTTCTCCCTCATATGTAAATCCGGCCTGGGTGAATATCATATCAAAGATGACGTGTTCAAAAACAGATGGCAGCCAGTTTTCTAAATACGCTTTCCTGTTTATTTTGTTGCTCTGATTGCTGATTCCGTAAATATAATCCCGTGAGCGGTCAAAGCTGGCTATTGCGATGGCGTCCGTAAGTTCGTGGTTAAGGGCTGACCAATCGAGGTCTCGGATTGATTTACTGGTTATGCTTTCGTATATCCCATTGATGCCTGAGTAGATGAATATATCAACATAACTGTTTGTTGACTTCTTGATGGTGGCGGTCCCCGTGTTAATCTCAAGGCCATCCTCTACAATTTTGGCTACCATATATCGATATGGTTTGACCGATTGGCTGTTCAGCTCATCGATGTGTTCAAAGAAATCTGCATTTCTTTTGGTGTGAAAGGCTTTAAAGGTATTGGTAAAATTAAGCTGCCTGTCCTTGACATCGCCAAGTTTGTTGTTTTGAAAATTCTGCCTGATCTGATCAGGCTCAATCTCCATTCTATAGCCGTCAAGGAAGAGCTCTGTCATAACCGCACGGTATTTCTTTCAGGAAGTTCTATCTCCAGATTAATATCAAAAGTGCGATCGCTGTAGTCCTTTATTATAAACGATTCGTCATTGAGTTTCACCGATAGCCAGTCAGTGGTCTCCTCCTTGGCAAAGTCAACACCCATAAATAAGTAGACTTTAGGAGAATCAAACAAGCTTTCTAAATAACTACGCTTTTCAGACTCTACATTGATGCATCCTATCTGCTTGCGGTCAAAACTTCTCTTACCAATGTTCTTAATGAAATTGTTGTTCTCAAGGTTCTGATAGTCGTTATTGATATAGCCCAAGTCCCGAACGTTTCTAACGTCCCGGCTTTTTTGGTTGAACAGCCAATATGACCACCCGCCCTCATGGTTTTTCCATTTAAGGTATTCACCGCAAAGCCCAACTACTTTGGTTAAGAAGATTGTAGTAAGCTCTGTGGTCTCGAACTCCATTTCGTTTATGCCGTTTACAAGTGGCAAAATATCCTCAATAGTGGAGTCTGTTTGTGTATCGGAAAAGAAGATCCTGTTTATCTTATTTGGCAAATTAAAGGTGTAATCGACGCCAGTTGTCCTATTGGTAATCTTGACATTCCCGGGATCCTTTTTGTACACCTGCACATCAAAGGGGTAGCCTTGCCAATAGGTCATCCTAAAAGTTCGGTTACTGCCTGACTCGAGCTTACCAAGTACAGCAAAGGAATCCATGACCTGAATCTCACGTTTCTTACGGTCTTGGAAGTTCGATGTCGATTGCAGTATGTGGACATTACGCTCAGCGATTTCAAACTCCCCATTGACAAAAGATACCGTATAGCTGATATTAACAGCCTTATAAACAGAATCCATAGACCTTATGAACGATGTCGGGTCTGAGGCTACGAGTTCAATGTCCGGAGCATCCTCAAAATAGTCAAGGATAATGTTTTTGAATATGGTCTTAAAATTGAAATAGAACCCTTCGAGGCTGGGTGTTATCTCGTAGGTATTGCCCCCAACTGCTATGATACACTTGAAAGCCTCGGAGGCGTTGTCGCTAGTGAACTCCACGATGTTGTTGACGTATGCGTTTAGCAGTACGGTTTCGCTTAAGTTTGTGCTGAATATTAGTGCCATTATGCCGATATTGCTTTAAGTTCTCTGGTTACTTTTAAAACGAAGTCATTCACGTAAAAAACGGATACTTTATCAATGATTGACTGAATCCTCTCCGGAGTGATGACCGAATCAAGAAGATCGGTGCCTCCCTGTTTGAAATACTCGGTACCTTCCCTCGCTATCTTTCGGGCGATAAGAAATGCCAAGCTGCTTACTGAAATATCAATAGCTTGAATCCCTTTATCTTCTATCCATTTTTCAATTTCTTCCAAAGGAGGGAACTTACCCGGCGCACGGCCATTGACAAGCTGCTCAACATAGCTGTTGCCTATAAGGGAGATCGATAGTCGGTTCTGAACATTCTCAAGGCTATTGGCAAAATCACCCGATGCCCTCATGCCAAGCTCGTCATGCTTGGCGATAATGTCTAGCCTTAAGCTGTCGAATTCATCTGCAAGGATCTGCTCGGGTGTCATAGTGTTTCTGTTACGGTAAAATTCACAAGTAGGCCGTCCATGTTCTCACCGAACACGTTTACAATTTCGGTACTCTCCCAATCGATATCAAGCTGAACCTCACATCCAAGAAGTGAAAGCTCCAAGCCATCGAGCTGAACCTCTAAAGGCTGAATATGCTTTTCGTACTTTGCGTCCACCGCCCCGGAGTAGATTTCATCAAGGCTCGACTTTCTAAGGAGCATGAAGTAACCCCTGTACCTCCTAGCGTAAACCGCTCCGGTATTTCCGGTAAGGTTCTTTCGATTTACAGGATCCAGGAAGATGTAAGTCTTATCTACATCCATATTATCGGCTACAAGGTTCTGAAAGTCCTTGCGCCCGTAGCTGAATCCCCATCCTTTGGCCGTGGCCTGTTCCTCTAGTAGCTGTTTCATTTTTTGGTTTTCATGGCTTCAAATTTATTCTCTTCAAAATCTCTCGATACTTTCCTTCTCCACATCAGGGAGTAGATAAGGCCGTATGGCCATTGCTCAACCTCAAGCGGGCTTTTGCCGTAATCCTTAGCGAAATCATCCAGCACGTTAAGGGAACTGAACCTATCGAACTCCCTTATCCCTGCATCGATATCCTCCTGCTTTGGCTTGCTGTAAAGGTTCTGTCTTTCAATATTGTCCAAATGTTCTATCTGACTGAGTAAATGATTTAGGGCATGGTAAAACTGTATAATCCTATAATCGGTTAATAGTTCCTCTGGGCAATCGTAGAAAAGGCACATGGCTTTGAACATTCCATCAGGGCTACCGATATCCCTTCGCATGTTCTCCACCTCGGCGAACTGCATTTCAAAGATGTTCTTTGCCTTTCTAGTACCAAGGATCGATTTAGGCTTTAGGCATCTTAATATAGCCCCGTACCTTTCGGCTTGCTCCGGCTTGAGCTTGCCCATATCCTTGAGTTTTATATTTTCAATACTATCTAGCACGGGTAATGGAAAAGTTTTTAATTGAATAACTCATAATACCATATCGGGCAGCAGCCAAGCAATCTGGCTCATGTCCTTCTGGTTCAGGAAGTATATTCCCGTTGTGGTCTAATTTTCTAAACCAAGACTCAAAGCCTTTTTTCGTGTTCTCGCTTCTTTCGGTAATATGTATGTTGTATTTTCTAAGGCTCTTAATACCTTCCATTTTGCTGCCCGTCCCTTTCTCAACTGAAATAGCATTGTAACGATATTTTTTAAGGTCTTTTATTTCGGTCGCCCCTGCGGAATCGCAACCAATCTTCCATCCTTTTATAAAACCAATCTCATCCATCTTATCAACTATCGACATTCTTTCGGCTCCTTTTATTTTCTCTGGCATCAATCCATTTTCACAAAATAATTCGTCAATGTAGATATTGCCTTTGTCAAGGTATAGGTCTACCAAGGCCGTCTTATCCGGACTGATTCCGAAATCCATGCCGCTATTGATTCTTTTCGCCTGCTTAGGTATTGAAGGAACTATTTTGAATTTGTAAACACGTCTATCTGAATAGGTCCCGGTCAATCCCAATCCATATACCCTATACCATTCTTCATCGTCCTTTTTCCCTTCAATGAAATCAATCTCTGCCTGTGGGCAATATTCATTATCTCGATATGTAACTATGATTTTTTCAGCTCTCGAATCGGTTTCTATTTTGGTGTGCGTCCATGTCTCGTAATCTGGATTGAGATCGAAGAAACAAACCTCTGACGTTCTTGCGATGTAATGCTCTACCGAAGCGTAGGCTACTTTAGTCGTTTCATTCACGTAAAGGATATTACGTCTTTTGGATTTACCAGCCTGCCCCTTGTGACCTACAACGTACCTAAACTGAATCGTACTATCGCCCCATGTCATGTCTTTGTTTCCTTGATGGTAGTAATCATCAAAATCCAACATGGTCATTGCGAACATATCCTTGTAGTCTTTTATAATTCCATCCTTTAGATTTTCGAAGGTGTCGGTAACCACGGTAATGGTTCTTTTCTTTTCCCCTGCTAATTCTAAAAGCTTCGTTGCTATAGCCCAATTCTTTCCGGCTCCCTGACCTCCCTGAACTATTCGCCAAGGTTTTGTCATTTCGCTTATCTTGAAATAAGTTGTTGTTAGAGGTACCATTTATTTTTTTCTAGCATCAAACACCATAAAAACCGGTTGTTGTTTTTGTTGATTGTCTTTTTCGTAAAATCCAATATGTTTTTGAATCATTTCCATTGCCTTCTCTTTGGAAACAAACCATAATTCAACAACCGTTTCGGTAAAGGTTTCTTCGTCCACGACATAACTTCTCGAGGTAGTTTTAAACTTGGTAATCAAACGCCTTATGTCTATAGGCAGTTCTTTTACCTCTTGCGGGGAAAGAGATATGGTTTCGGTTATGTCGGAGTAAGCCCAATTATAAAGCTCATTTAAAACGGCTTCGTGGGAAGTCCTTAGAGCTATTTGTGCGGATTCGTATTTTGATTTTACATAGTTATCAATCTCAACTATTCTAACCATTTCATAAAACTTGGTAGACGCCACTTCATCGGTAGCGGTTGTGTATATTGATTGATATGCTTTGGTTCCGTTAAAGCCGTTTACAAACCATTCATCTATAACAAGTTTGTGTTTAAGAAATGTAGACTCTTTCATTTGTAAGCTTTGGTTTTGTTTCTGATTACAAATCAAAACAAATATACGATTTTTGCTTACACTTTTTTCACTCTATTGATTTTTAAAAATAAAGTTGTATATTTGTATTAACTCTGGTTTTGGGATGCAATCGGAGTATAAACAAAAACAAGTGGAGGCGTTGACATTGGTCGAGTCTATGAAACTTGAAGCCCAACCCATCGGCTCTGCCGTGGGTGGGCAGTTCACAATTTAGATATTTGCAATTGGTTCGATTCGTAATATTCTTCCAATACAAACTCCTTCGATGGTAGCCTGTATGGGATATTGATTTCTTTTAACATGCTCAAAGCCTCCTTCATGTGCTTAATTGGGATAATCAAAACAGTTTCATTCTTTCCGTACAATCCCTCCACGTCTCTTTTGCCGTACATTCCTATGGCATTGGTTACAGCTGCCTCGGAGCAATTGAATTTCTTTGCTATGGCCTTTTTTGACACTCCCCTGAAATAGTAGGCGTATGCCATTGCGGGACGAATTTCTTGAATGTCTTTTCTTCTGTCAGCTACGGTTAATTTCATCTCTTGTTTTTTTTAATATTTTTTCTGCTGTTTTCATTTTTCGTATGATTTTAGTTTACTATTTCCGCTTAAGTTTTTATCAAATACTATTAAGCATACTCCAAAAGGAGCTAAATCTTTCTTATTACCAAACCGTAACCGCCCTCTAACAAGTCTTACTTCTTCCGAAAATGCAAGTATCTTGTTGTGCCAATACCAACTATCCGTTCTTAATGGTATCAAATAAACAACCTTTTCAGCATTGCCTTTTCTAATTTCATTCAACCCTTTTTCTAACCAAAACTCAATATGTGAATATGGTGGATTCACATAAACCACTCCATTCCAATCAACTTCCAATCCGTTAAAAGTTTCACACCTTAAAGGGCAGGGGTCAAAGGTAAACTGAAATTCATTGTTTAGTTTATCGTAAAAATCTTGCGGAGTGCAATAATGGTCGCTCTCCCTTGTGTTTGATAATACTTTATTAAATCTTAATGCCATCGCTTCTTTTTATTTTTGTTTTTCTGTTTAGTGTTTCAATTGGGCTTTATCGTAAATAAGTCGGCACTTCATATAACAGCACATTGGCGGCATTAAAACGACCTGTTACACGCATCCGTTATAACCAATGTTAAAAAAGAAAACCCTGAACAGAAATATTAATTTCATTTTCATAATTTTCATTTTCTTCTTTTGGGTATTTTTCTTCTTTGTAAATCATATCTTTTATTAATTGATTTCTTTTTTTTGATTTTATAAATACGTATCTATATTTATTTTTTTGTTCAGGAATTTTACCCCCATTATTGATAATGTTTTTATGAAATGATATTCCTGGATTATACTTTTCTCCTAATATTTTTTTTATATCACTCATCCATCTGCCGTGTCTTTTTTTTCCGTTAAATTCCCATTCTTGTTTATATCCACTTTCTGCAATTCCTGTATAAATAAAGTTTGTAGCTTGGTAAATATACCCACAATGTTTATAATTCATATCCGCATAAGAAATAATAACACATTCTTTTTCTAACATTTTTATACAATTAGAAACAAAAAAAGATGTTAGGTTTTTTTCGTGATTATTATTTAAAACAAGTCTATTTAATTCATAAGTTTTAATATTATGTTTGTTGTTAAATAATGTCCCTCCATTGTTCCAAAAACTACTTGGAGCATTTCCAAAACAACAAACACCAATCAATATATTTTCTTTGTCAAACAAACCAAAAGAATGTAAAATAACTGGTATTCTTTTAGCGTAATGTTTTTTTATTAGCCATTCTTTCACATTGCTATTATCTATACTTTTTACGGAATATCGTTTTCTTAAAGACATAAAAAACTGGTTATAACAACTACTATATTCAATAGCGGTTATTGGGTTAAATTCAATAATTTGTTTGTACTTGTTATTTTCAGTCATCAACCAAAACATTATTTTGTGTTTTTCCGCTACTGAAATATAGCAGCGAACGTTGTAGTGCATTAAAACGACACCACAACAGCGGTTATAAAGCAAAAAAGTAAAAGCCTTTGCGCTCTTTTCCAACGCACAAGCAAAAGAGCTGTGAAAAACAGCACATTTACTTTTTGT